TAACGGAGCAGGGCCGCGCGATCGCGCCGGCCATTGACTCGCCGGTTACTACCGACGAACTGCTGGAGCGCGTCTGCCGTTTGCTCTCCAATCCGCAGGCGGTACTGCTGCGGATACTGCACAATCACTTCCCGGGCAGCTTCTCACGTGAGAAACTGGCAGAGCTTGCCCAAGTCTCACCACTCAGCTCCGGCTACGAGAAGAACGTTTCCACGCTCTCGAGCCGCGAGCTGGTGACGTATCCCGACCGCGGCCTGGTGCGCGCGGCCGATTGGCTGTTCCTGGAGGCTAGGTGATGGCTCTAAGCCGAAAAGAGCGGTTACGAAAGCGGGAACGCTTCGAGCAGCGTCAGGCGAGGCGCACGCGGCGGAGTGCCGCGGAACAGCACGAACTCGATCAGCAAGCAGATCTTTTGCGGGCGCTTCCTGAAGAGGAGCAGCAGGTGTTGGTCGGGCTTTGCGCCATCGCCAGTAACCTCCCAGGAAAGCAAAAAACCATCCGGTATCCAACTCCGAAAATGTTTAAGTATTGGGGCATCACGGATCTCGATCAAAAAAGGGTCATATACCTCCTCTGGTTTCTGGGCCTGTTCGAAGGGGAATGCGACGAATCGATCAAGCGAGCCTTCGGAAAGGTCTACTGGATCCAAATCAGCGGAGTGTGCGAGGCCATTGGCCTGGGGCCGGAATCCTCGCACTTTTTGAAGGTACTCGAAGCCCTCGATGTTCCGGGTCTTAAATACACCTGCGAGTTTGCCGGAGAACTCGAGGAACGCGAGCGGATACCATTCGCATTCAATTTTGAGGTCGAGGCCCAGCCTTCTGAGGGGCCGAGCCAGGAGCAATTGACATAAGCGCGAAGCCACAACGCGAATCAGCCACGTTCCCAACCCCAAAAGGGATGTGGCGTCCCGGCATGCCCGCGTCGAGTCGCGTGTTGCGCTTCCCTAACCTCTTCTATGAGTTCCGGGGAGCTGAGTACACTACGCACAAACGCACGCGCTGCCGGCGACCGGCCGCTAAGGACAGGCAGCGTGATTCTGATGTGGCGCACGCTTTGATTACACTTGATGCGATTCCCCAGGATGGCGGCCACAAGTTCCGGTCGCAAGCGCAACCGCTTCTCCAGGAAGTGGCCTTTGCGTTAGGCCAGAAGTCAGCGGAGTCGGCTTGCCGGCTTTTGCATCGCCCCGGCAGGAGCTTTATAGAGGTCAAGGCAACCAAACACCGCCTCAGTTATCGGATGGGGATCCCGGAGAAGGGTGCTGCATCGCGCACCTACGAGAAGCAGTACTTTCAGGCGCCCAGTGCACGCGAAGCCGTTAAGAACGCGGAGCTGGCGGAGTTTCTGGGCAATGACGTAAATAAGCTTTCCAAGGTCAACTTCGTCAAGTTTTTTGAAATTACGCATCACAGGCTCTCCCCGCTCAATCGTACCGACCGTGCAGTCTATGACTTTCTGTGTGAATCGGGCCTGTATTTACAGGACAAATCCGGTAAGCGGTGGAAGTCCGGAAGCGTCCAGCTCACGCAGGAATTCATTGGCAGCAGGATAGGCCGTCACCGTGACACCGTGCGCCGATCGTTGCGCCGCATGGCCCTTGAGTGGACCGATCGTCCGCCGAAGGACTCCGGCCGCTTACCGACAACGTATAAAGGCATGGGACTGTTCAAAATGATTGGGAAGCCCGGTGCCTGGATGAAGTACGGCAAGCCGGTTCCCAAGGGCACGGAAGGCGCCGTGTGGCAGCAGGACGAGTCAAATGAGTACATCGGCATCTGTGAGTGGGCTGAGACCGAGAAGGAGCGCTACGATCGCGCGATGGAGGCCATCAGGGCCACGCGCAGCGAGTGGGCGAAGGTAATGGACCCGATCTTCGCGCAGACGCGCCTGGAATGGCTGGAAGAGGGCAAGCAGTTGAAAACTTTTCAGCAGGAGTGCTGCCGGCGCATGGCCGAGGCCGGCATTCCCGAGAAAATCCTCGAGCGAGTATTTCCCCGCCCTCCAGACTGACAATTCCTTCCAAAATAGCTGAAAACTGAGCACGGCGGGGGGCGAGGTGTCTCCGGCCGTTTTTTTGTGCGCACGCGGGAAACACTGCTACTTCGCAAGTTGGCTCTTTGGCGAGTGCGAACTTGAGCTAGCACCGGCGGAAAACGCGAATACGAACAAATAGCGAAAGATCCTCCGGGCCAACAACGACGGCTCAAAAGTGCGAACTGGAGTTCGCAGTAAGTATCCACAGGAGAGGAAAACCATTGTGGGTCGTTGATTGAAAACAACATGGTCACTTGATCAAAAACGACACCAGGTTGACGAGAACCAACACTCACCTATGCAAAAAGCTGCAATTAGTATTTAGGTTCATTCTTACGGCCTTATTGATATATAGACGCGGCCGTTGATTTCCGCTGTGGAGATCTCGGATAACTACTTAAAGGAGGCCGGCGAACAACACGCCGGCAATAACAACTCCTCGACATCAGCTTTCAAAAACGGCGACAATGGATCTCGCATAGAATTTTCTAAACTTCTCCCAACTAAGGGAGAAGTGCATTTACACTGCCAACCGAACTGCCGAACCATGCGACTAAGTACTTTTACCTATTGTTTTTTCAGAGTACCTTGGAGCAGAGTAGATGATGTTTCCAGTCCAAGCAGTAGCCTCCAGCGCCCGGGCTCGCCAAGGGCTGCACCCCAAACACTATGAGCAATCGTGTACCTGCAGCGCATTCATGCGCAAGTGTACCAGTGTATGGACCGAACACTCCCAGTTCGCGTGAGGCGGATTATCTCGTCCTGCGTGCCGTCGCGCGTTCCTACGTTGCCGAAGGTCTTGCCATGTGGATCGACCGAGCTAATGCGATTCGCATGCTCTTCAAGCGGGCACTTGCGATTCGCGATCAGAGCTGTCGTTGCGGCCAGCTGGTGATGGAAGCTTACATCGAGGGCCGTCATTGGGCGGTCGCTATCGTAGAGGCGTGGGCACTACGGGCGACGATCAGTGACTGATCCAGACTATATTGTCTGCGATCTGAAAATCTGCGAACTGTGCGGCGTGAACTTTACACGCGAGAGCGGTGATCAGTCCGCGGTATGTCCGCGCTGTCAGCCGAATGCCTCAGCGATTCTACCAAGCAAAGACAACCTCCAGCGACAACGTCTAGCCCTGCATTCCGAGCTCGTCCACCGATTGCGCACCTGCGATAGCATCGGCCCGTACGAGCAAGCGTTAGCCCAGCAGCTCGAACAGATTGATCAGCGCCTAAAGATCGCGGTCGAAAGCTTTCTGTCTCAGGGCATTTCAAAAAGAAATGTAAGAAGCGTGCCGATCAGGCCAAGGCGACCGTGTACCGAACCCGGTTGCGATGAACTGTCTGACTGCGGTCTCTGTGCGGCGCACCGAAGAGAGCGTGATCGACGGCGAGCAAGCTCCTCGGAGCGCGGCTACGATCGAAGGTGGCAGCAGGCCGCTTCTGGGTATTTTGCACGGCATCCCGTGTGTGAGTCTGATCGGGGCTGCACGCGGCCGGCGACGGTAAGACATCACATCAGACGCCTGGTCGACGGTGGAGCGAAGTACGACGAGCGCAATCTGCAGCCGCTCTGTGATGAGTGTCACAATAAGCTAGGCGGTCGAGGGGGTCGAGGTTAAGAACCCAGGGGGGCTCGATTTCCTTTTGCGCCCACGCTCGTAGACCGCCCGTCCAAGAAAATCCCCATATCCGCAAAATTCCACTTTTTTTTGCAAAAAGTCCTTCCGGGCCGCCGAAGGCAGCCGATGGCCAACCTGCCACCTGCCAGACGCGGCCCGGGACGGGCGATTACTGCACTATAACGTCGTAATTCCTTATGGCACGACCGCGCACCCCAACATCGCAACTCGAAGCGTCCGGAGCCTTTGATCACGATCCGCAGCGCCGCGCCGCGCGCGAGAACGAACCGGTTCCCTCTGGTCCCCTCGGCGATCCTCCAGCGCACCTGACGCGCGTGCAGCAGGTTGTATGGCGCGAGCTCGCAGCACAGGTTCCCGCCGGCGTGTTGACCATTGCCGATCGCATGTTGGTGGAAATCTATTGCAGCCTTGTGGCTCGTCATCGCGGCGGCGATCCCGGCCCCGACGAAGAACCGAATCCGCCGGAAGTTCTCAAGTCCGGCGAGTACAACCTGATCATTTCTATTTTGTCTCGCATGGGCTTGACGCCGAGTGATCGCAGCCGCGTAGATGCTCCCACGGATCCCAAACGACGCGCGAAGGATACCTTTGCGCAGCTAGCTTCGACTCCACGTGGCTCCCACGTCAAGCAGTGAGCGCGATTACCTCGCCATCGCGAGCAGCTATGCGCGCGACGTCATCAGCGGCAAGATTCCGGCGTGCAAGCAGGTCGTTCAGGCCTGCAAAAGGCACTTTAAGGACTTGCAGCGCTCGGCCGCGGCGGTCTCCCAGGCGGATCCAAAGTTCGAGTTTTATCTCGATGCGGATTCTGCCGTACGGGTGTGCCAGTTTTTGGAGGCGCTCCCGCACGTCAAGGGCAAGTGGGCGCTCAAAAAAGAGATGCTGCGCCTCGATCCCTGGCAGGTGTTCATTTTTGTTTCGCTCTTCGGGTGGGTCGAGCGCGCGGATCCAACCAGGTATCGTTTCCGCGAGGCGTATATCTGCGTTCCCCGCAAGAACGGCAAGTCATTCAAGGCGGCCGGTACCGGGCTTTATAAGTTTGCGGCCGACGGGGAGTACTGCAGCGAAGTTTATTTTGGCGCGACCAGCGAGGAGCAGGCCAAGCGCGTCGGCTTCAAACCGGCGCGGGCCATGGCCGTGAAGTCTCCGGCACTGTGCAAGGCTTTCGGCATCAAGGTCAACGTCCACAACCTGGTCAGGCTCGAGGACGGATCGATTCTCAAGCCTGTCATAGCGCGTCCGGGGGATGGCGACTCGCCGAGCTGCGCCATCATCGACGAGTATCACGAGCATCCGACCCCCGAGCTTTACGACACTATGAAGACGGGCATGGGCGCGCGTGAGAATCCGCTCCTGCTCGTCATCACCACCGCCGGCAGCAATCGCGGCGGTCCCTGTTTTCTGTTGCAGAAGGACGTTGAGGCCATCCTTGCCGGCACCATCGTCAACGAGCGGCTCTTTGGCATCATCTACACCATCGACCCCGAAGACGATTGGACGTCGGATGCCGCACTCGTCAAGGCCAATCCCAATTTTGGAATATCGATCGATCCTGAGTTTTTGCGCAACGAGCAGCACGCCGCGCGGCAGTCGGCGCGAAAGCAGAACATTTTCAAAACCAAGTACCTAAACATCTGGGTCAACGCTGCCGTCGCCTGGATGAACATGGAGAAGTGGAAGGCGCTCTCCGATCCGGCCCTTCTGCTCGAGCAGTTTGCCGGCGAGCCGTGTCTCATTGCGCTCGACCTGGCGAGCGAGATAGATATTGCTTCCAAGGTGTATCTTTTCTCGCGCGAGCTACAAGAAAAGCAGCATTTTTATTGCTTCTGCAAGCATTACCTCAATCAGCAAGCTATTGAGGAAGGCCGCGGAGAACACTATGCCGCGTGGGCGGAAGATGGTTGGCTGACCGCTACGCCGGGCAACGTAACCGATTATCCGATGATCTGCGACGACCTAATCGACGACTCCGAAAAGCACTTAGTGAGGGAAGTCCCTCACGATCCTTATCACGGCGCGCCGCTCGTACAGTTCGTACAAAAGGATCCGCGCTGGGATCAGTCCATCGAGTTCGTCAAGATCACGCAGAACGTCCAAAACCTTTCGCCGGCGATGAAGCAGCTCGAGGCGCTCGTTCTGGACGGGCGCCTGCACCATGACGGGGATCCCGTGCTCGAGTGGATGATCTCCAACGTGGTTGCTCGGACGATTTCCAAAGACAACATCGTGCCGGACAAAGAGAGCCCTGAGCGCAAGATTGATGCCGCGGTGGCGCTGCTGATGGATATCTCGCGGGCCTCGACGCTCAATGTCTCCGCGCAGAGTCTGCCGGCCGTTTCCATCTTATGAGCGAACAAAAACCTGACGCACCGCCGCCCGAGCGATCCACTTTGCCCAATGTGCTGCTCGTTGCCGGAGCCGCCGCCATTATCGTCGGCATCGCCATGTTCAAGTTCGGCGCAGGTGTCATTGCCCTGGGAGTATTTCTCGTTCTTGGAGCCCTCGCCTCGACCGCTGGGAAGTCCCAAGCAGCGCAACTAGACAAACTAAAGAAATCCCTTAACCAGTGAACCTCATCAGCTCGCTCGTCAGCAACATTCGCGCCCTCACCATGGAAGACCCGGCGCAACCGCTGCAGCCCTACAGCGTGTTGATGGATATGCTCGGCATGACCATCACCGACAGCGGCCTGCTGGTCAACGAGAAGACAGCGCTTCGCCAGACCACGGTGCTGCGCTGCGTCCTGGCAATCTCCCAGGGACTTTCCTCGCTCCCTCTCGTGGTCTATCAGCGCGACGGCAAGCGCAAGCGGCCGGCAGCCGATCACCGGCTCTACCCGCTGCTGCACGACGAGCCGAATAAGCAGATGTCGTCCATCGTCATGCGGGAAGGGCTTGAGGCGCAGCGCCAGTTGTGGGGCAACTCCTACTCTGAGCTGCAACGTGACAAGGCCGGGCGAGTCGTGGCCCTCTGGCCGCTGCCCTCGGACCGCACCAATCCCGAGCGCGTTAACGGAGAGCTGCGCTACGTCACCACCGCCACGCCCAACGGCGCGCAACGCTACATCCAGCCAAAGGACATGCTGCACATTCCGGGGTTGGCCTTCGATGGCATCACCGGCATCTCGCCCATCGGCCTCGCCAAGCAGACGGTGGGCCGCGCCCTCGCCATGGAGCGTTTCGGGGCGCAGTTCTTCGGCAACGGTATCCGCCCGAGCGGCGCCTTTGTCATCCCGGGCTCGCTCAAGCCCGAGCAGAAAGACAACCTTCGCCAGACGTTGCAGTCCGCCACGAGCGGGGCCAACGCCCAGCGGCCGCTGCTGCTGGAAAACGGCTTAGAGTGGAAACCGTTTTCGATTAATCCCGACGAGGCGCAGTTCGTCGACGCGATGAAGTTCAGCGTCTCGGAGATAGCGCGCATTTTTGGCGTGCCGTTGCATCTGGTGCAGGATCTCGAGCGGGCTACCAATAACAACATTGAGCAGCAGGCGCTCGAATTCATCATGTATCGCCTCCGGCCCGATGCGGTTCGCACTGAGCAGGAACTCAACCGCAAGCTCTTTCTTGGGAGCGATTTTTTCTGTGAACACTCGATGTCGGCGCTGCTGCGCGGCGACTTCAAGACGCGCATGGAAGGCTACGCCACTCTGTTTCAGACCGGGGCGCTCTCGCCCAATATGGTCTGCGAGCTCGAGGATTGGAACCCCATCCCGGCCAAAGAGGGTGGAGATCTGCGCTTCGTGCCCATGAACATGATTCCCCTGGTCGGAGTGCAGCAAGGCCTCAGCGAGCAGGTTACTCCCTCCGGGACGGACGGTGGCGGAAGTGGCACCCCTGACGACCCGAACGATCCAGATGAGGGCGGTGACAACGACCAGGGCACGGGCGGCAATAGAGACCCAAACGGCGCCATTCGCCGCGAGCGCGTCTTCACCGGCTGCCGGCACATCTTTCGCGATGCGGTTCAGCGCACCATCAGCCGCGCGCGGCGGGACAAAGAGACTGTTACGAAGATCTGGCAGCCAGTTGTGGGTGTTGCCGCACAGATGGTGGCCCTTTGCTTGGCAGGTGTAGCCAAGCTGCCGCAGGCTGCACAGCAGTTCAGCGACGGCTACGCGGGCCATATTTGGACTCGCGCCCAAGCCTGGAAGTTGGAAAAAGCTGTGGATATCACGGAAAACGAGTTGGCGAGTGCTTATGAGGCCCTTTGTGAGCATGTGCTCGCCGGAGGAAATAGATGAAGGGTGATCCGAAAGTCATGGCCGGCCTGCAGGAGTCCATCGACCTCGAATTGTCGCTGTGCCTGCAATACATGCTCGACTGGCGCAACGTGAAACGCTGCGGCCTCAGCATCAAGAAGGGGCTCTATAAACTTCACGAGCAGTCGGAGAAGCACGCGCAAAGCCTCATTAGTCGGCTGCTATTTCTCGATGGTGTCCCGCTCTCCGCTCCGGCTCAAGCTAAAACACATATCGATATTGGCGACATCCTCTCGGACGCCACCGCGGCCGAGATGGCTATTGTCGCGCGTTATGCCGAGCTCGCCCGCCAGGCCTTTGACGCCGGCGATATGTCGAACTTTCATCTCTATCAGCACCTCGCAAAGTGGCACCGCGAGGGCGACAAGAAGTTCATCGGGCATCTCGCCTGGCTGCAAAAGCAGAACTGGCAGTTGAAAGAATTCGGCGAGACAGATTATGAAGAAGTGAAGGCCTGACCACCCAAATCCAACGAAACGGAAGCCATCATGTCACTACTGAGTCCGCAGAGTGCTGCAAAGCCGAAGCCCATCTTCGCCGCCGCCAAAAAGGCGAACGTGCTCGAGCTGTGCGTCTATAACGAGATTGGCCAGAACTGGTGCTGCGACGACGGGGTCACTCCCGCCTCCGTGCAACAGGCGCTCAAAGACGCCGGCAAGGTCGACTCCATCACCGTGCGCATCAACTCGCCGGGCGGCGCTTCGTTCGTCGGCGTCGCCATCCACAACATTCTTCGTCAGCAGGGCGTCCCGGTCAGCGTCATCGTTGAGGGCATCGCCGCGTCGGCAGCCTTCACCGTTGCCATGGCCGGCGACACGATACAAGTATGCGACGGCGCCATGATGATGCTGCACAACGCCTGGTCCTGTGCGGTGGGCGATGCTAACGCGATGCGTGAGATGGCCGACCTTCTCGACAAGGTCAGCGGCACCATGCGCGACCTCTATGCCAAGCGCTCCGGGCTTTCCGCGGGCGAAGTTTCCGCGCTCATGGATGACACTACCTGGCTCACCCCGCAAGAGGCTGTTGAAAAGGGCTTTGCCACTGCGCTCCTCAAAACCACTCCCGAAAAAGCCAACGAGGCCAAGGCTCTGGCCGCGCAGTTCGATCTTGCCAGGTTCTACGGCAAGATTCCTGAGCGCGTCAAGCAGGCAATCGCTGTGCCTCCCGGACCTCCTGGAACTGAAGATGATGCCCAGGTCCCTCCGGGTCCTCCGGGCACTGAAGAGGCCGAGTACGGCATGGTCGATTGCGCCTGCGATTGCTCCAGTTGCAAGCAGGGCGACTGCAGCCATTGCTCAAACGAAGACTGCGACGACGACAACTGCGTGCACGAGGGAGAGACCGACGCAAAAGCCCGGGCGCGGGCTGCGCGGATAGCCACCGCAACAAAAAAAGACACCAAGCGCGTCGATAAGAAAGACCTGCCGAAGAGCTGCTTTGCCTACAGGCCCGACGACAAGAAGGAAAACTGGAAGCTTCCCATCGAGTCTCCCGATCACGACAAAGAGTGGGAGGCCAACCATATCCGCAACGCCATCTCGCGCTGGGGCCAGACTGACATGCCGGACAAAGCCGAAAAAGACAAGGCGCGCGATCGCATCAAGGCTGCGGCCAAGGCCCACGACATCACCGTCGACGAAGACAGCCTGAAAGATAGCGCCGCGCAGCCGGACATCCGGGCGCGCCGCCTGCGCCTGGCCGAACTCGAAGCCGGCCCAAATATTTCTCAGTCGGTCCAGTAGGCCGATAAGTTTGCCATAAGTAAGCCATTTTATGCGGGGCACCCCAGCGTGCACCGTTCGTTTGCCCCGGGTATCCGCCGGACGCGGAGTGCCGGGGGAGCAACTCAGTCACTCGCCTGACGCGATGGCCTGGAGGAGCACCCGCTTCACAGACTGGCGCTGCCCCTCAGCGCCGGGCGCCCCGCGCAATGCGGACGCCTCACGGAGAACCGCAATATGAAACTCGCAGAATTGGTTGAGCAGCGCAACGTCGCTGTCAAAGAGATGCGCTCTTATCTGGAGAAGGGCGACACCGTCAAATTCGACGAAATCGACGCCAAGGTAGTCGAGCTCGACAAGCAGATAGCGGCGCTCAAAAAGCTGGAAGACGCCGAGAAAGTCCAGGCTGCCTTTGCCGACACCAGGCAGCCGCCCATGAGTAACATCGCTCCCCACCTGGTGGACGGAGGCCGCAATGAGGAATGGCAGAAGACCTACTCCAAGGTCTTCTCCAAATATCTCCGCGGAAATATCTCTTCGCTCTCGCCCGAAGAGCAGCAGATCATGCTGGGCACCTGGCGCGATGCTGGTGGCACCCAGATCCGCGCGGCCCAGACGGAAAGCACCACGGGCGGCGGCTACATCATCCCGCAGGGGTTCAGCGGCCAACTCGAAGAGGCCATGAAGTGGTACGGCGGGATCGACGGCATCGTCGACTCCTTCGAGACCGACACCGGCAATCCGCTGCCCTGGCCGACGATCAACGACACCACCAACAAGGGACGCATCCTTGGCCTCAACACCCAGGTCACCGAAACCGATCTGGTCTTCGGACAAATCATGTTCGGAGCGTTCACCTTCTGCTCCGATTCCATCCTCATCCCCATCCAGTTGATGCGCGACTCCTATTTCGACCTGGATAAGGAAGTAGCCAAGCTGCTCGGCATCCGCCTCGGCCGCTTGTTCAACAACAAATTCACCGTCGGCGCCGGCACCACCGAGCCTTTGGGCATTGTCACCGCCGCTCTGAATGCTCCCGGCGGAGGCCTCACCTACACCACGGCCTCCGGTCAGACGTCGACCATCATCGGCGATGATCTGATCAACCTGGAGCACACGGTCGACCCGGCCTATCGTCCGGGAGGCCGCTATATGCTGGCCGATTCCACCCTGAAGGCCATCAAGAAGTTGAAGGATAGCTATGGGCGTTACCTGTGGCTTCCCGGCCTGGCCGCCAACGATCCCAACACGATCAATGGCTACAAATACGTCATCAACCAGGACATGGCGGCGCTCGGAACCAGCGGCTCTCCGGTGACTGGCAATGCCTTCCTGCTGTTCGGCGACATGAGCAAATACAAAGTCCGCCGGGTAGCCGGAGACACCACCGTCATGCGGCTCACCGAGCGCTATGCCGATTACCTGCAGGTCGGCTATCAAGCCTTCCTGCGCGCCGACGCGCAGCTGCTCGATGCCGGCACGCACCCGATCGCCGTGGCTGTGCAGGCAACGTCGTAGAAAGCCAGATTTCAGGCTTTCTGGGGTGAAATTTGGTCCCCGGACGACGCGCAGTTTGTCGTCCGGAATTGTTCTCTCCGGGACCGGCCTTCAGCCGGTTTCTCCCGGGGTCCCCGACGCGGCACCTATCCCCGTCGCGCCGGGGATTCACCTGGCGCCAGCGGCCGGCGCCTGGAAGGCCGTCACCGAATGCCAAAAGAAGATCAAGATGACGCTCTCGCCGCTTATGCGCGCGATCCGCGGCAATATCGCCGCCAGCTGGCCGAGCCCGATGAAGCTCCGGCCGCTGAGGCGGAACCCGAAAAAACTGCTCTGGTGAAAACCACCGGAAAATCTGGCCAGAATGCGCAGCGCGATACGCGCAACGCAAAACGGCGATAGCCTATGGGCTTTCAACTCTTGCAGGCGCCTGCGGTCGAACCGGTCTCGGTAGCCGAGCTGGCAGCACATCTGCGCATCATTCCCTCGGACGAGGACACCAGCACGCCCGCGCTGCTGGCTAGCTATGCGCAGTCCGCGCGCGAGTGGGCTGAAACCTTCACCGCCAGAGCCTTTGTCACCCAGCGTTGGCGCATGTATCTCGACGCCTTTCCCGGCTACATCGATCAGCGCCT